ATGGCGGGTTATTTGTCCGGGTTATTCCCCCGTTGTAAAATCTCTCCTAAACTTAACGGTACGGCACCACACTTCGGGGATGAAATGTTCGCGCTGGTACTTTTTGTTTGCTACCTGGATGGCGGTTGTGAAGATATTGTTGTGGATGTCTACAACACGGAACAGCAGTGTCTTTATTCTATGAGCGATCAACGGATCCGCCATGGCGGTTGTTTTCCGATTGAGGATTTTATAGATGGTTTCTGGCGACCTGCACAGGAGTACGGTGATTTTTAATTATTGCAATTGCACAAGAGTCAGTTCTCCCCCAAAGACAGCACCGGTATCAATATAATGCAGGTTGCCAATATCCACGCGATGGCGCAAAGGTGTATGACCAAACCAGAAATGATCAGCACCTGCAATTCCCTGCCCTTTTTGGCGTTCACCTAATCGCGAGCGGCTCCACAAGACCTGATGCAAATCGACGTCCTTTTGCCATTCATAGACATCATCTGGATAATCGGCATGAGCAATAACATGTTTGCCGGTGCGACTGTGTAATTCAAGAATAAAGGGCACATGCTGACATTTTTCCAGCGCCGTTTTCGCTTGTTTCTGGTGATTATCTGCCAGCGCAATAAACCAGTCGCCGCCATTTATCAACCATAAAGACATCTGCCGGGATGCCAGCGCATCCATCGCCATCTGTTCATGATTGCCTCTTACCGCACGAACCCAATGTTGTTCCAGTAACTGCAGGCAACGTAAACTTTGCGGCCCACGATCGATAACGTCTCCCACTGAGATAAGTAAATCTCGCCACGGATCAAAACGACAATGCCATAATTTGCGGCGCAACTGCTCAAGACAACCGTGTATATCGCCTGAAAGCCAGATATGTCGCCATTGATGACCCGCAATTCTCTGATAAACGGGCGCAGGCTGTTTCATCAATATTTTCCTCCCGCGCTAAAGATCACATAATCTTAACAAGAATGTTAAAAAACGCTGGACTCAGACAGTAGAGTGTGTGTTATGGTTGACTATAAAGTCAGCGAAGGGAATGCTTCTGGCTTTTAACAGATAAAAAGAGACCGAACACGATTCCTGTTTTCGTCAACAAACAACAAAATCTTTTAGAATTAATGTGTTAAATAAATTCATGCTCATCTTTTAATCCCTAACACATACCATTACATATTAATACATTCAATTAGTTACTATTTTTTTCGAGTTTTTTAGAGAAATTTTCGGGAATATTTCAGATCAATCCATGCATACACAAGCAATTCCTGTATTGAATAATTCCGTAGCAATTATGTAAAATCACCTCCGGCTGATTTTCATTCAAACTCGCGCTATCGAACGTCCATCAGCCAGCCGCGGTACGTTCTTGCATACGACGTGCCGCGGCTTCTGTTATTCCACTATAAAATTCCTAATCGAATTCAAATCCCCCAGACTGCTCAGTTCCTCTTTCAATTCACGCTGACGGCGATAAATTTCATCATTGCGATCAACCTGCGCCAGAACCATTGCAGTAAGCAACTCATCCAGTTGTTGCATTGACAACTTTACCTGCTGATTTTCCGCATCACCCCACGTCATGACGTCCCGTGCTGTGTCTGATTTCGATGCCATCACCACCGGATAAAGACGAGCCATTGAGTCGGGGCCAGCGTTCCAGGTGCGACCGTTCCATTCGAACGTGAACGGCAGTGCTTCCTGTTCTGTGCGCCACGCCTCGATTTCCATCTTTTTGGCATCTTTTGCCGCTGCGATAAGTTCAGGCGTGACGGTGAGCGGGGTAATCTCACCCCATCTCCCGCTTTGCAGTTCCTGCCAGACTCGCTGCCCGGTTTCTGCTGTATCCGTGGCAGTTGCCGTATACGGAACCGCTTCATCCATGCCATCAAACAACACCCCGCAGTCAATCGCGCCATTTTCAAGATAACGCGCATTTTCGATGCGTTTTATTTCCATAAAACACCTACGCAATACGTATGAACAAACCAATCATGACACTGGCTGACCCGGCAGACCCGAGTTCATCGCCTGACAGTGCACGATATGACCCCGGCATACCACCACCAGAACCCCGCACATATACGGAAACGCTGCCGTTATATCCAACCCTGCTACCGGTCGTGCCGTAACACATAAATTCAACCGCACTCAGGCGTGACCCCGGATAACTGTAACCGCGCTTTATCCGGCGGTCGGTGTCTGCATCTCCCTTACCGTTATAAGCCGCCAGTACAAGACTGCCTGCACCGTACCAGCCGTCCGTGGTACCGGGAGCAATACCGGACAAAAGAGAGATAATGTCCTGTGAGGTAATTTTCAGATTTTCCCAGCCAGTCAGATAACCATTACCTGTTGTCCAGTAGCGGCTGTAATAAACATCGCCATTGATACCGTAGAAAATAATGGCCTTTGATGTATATCGCGGTTCCGGTGGATTATTGCGTGCCTCAACCCACCGGATTCTGACCACCCCGTTAAACAACACACCTCCGGATATGATTTTACTGCCACCCTCAACAAAATATTCACCCGGCGTCGCATTCCTTACCCATGCCAGAAAATCATCCTCTGTGTTAAAACGGATACGCTCTGCGGGCAAAAAAATATGCCCAAAACCAAATGCGCCAGGTGTCGCCAGACGACCTTCAGTCCGGTCACGAATGTCGCTCTGTGGCATCATTGTGGCAGCGCTTTTCAGTCCAAGATTATCACGGGATTCCTGCTGAGCCTCTTCACCTTCATCAGCCAGCTCTGACAGGCGATTCGCCGTTTTCAGTGTCGCAGATAACGCAGTATCAATATCTGCTCTGGCCTGCTCTGCACCGGATGCGGCCTGTTTAGCAGCTTCAGCGTCCTTTTTTACCTCTGCGGCGGCATTCTCAACCTGCGAGGCCAGATTTTCGGCCTGTTGTTTACCCTCCGCAACAGCGTCGGCGTTCTGCTGAACACCTTCCGCCAGTTTTTTTACCTCTTCTTTTGCCCGGGCGGCAGCATCTGCATGTTGCCCTGCCTGTCGTTCGCTTTCTGTTGCGGTTTCGGCACCCTGCTGCGCCTGCGCCACCATTTCCTCAAATCGTTTCACCACGTCGGGTTTGAGGTCGCCTTCATCCAGGGCAGTCAGAAAATCGTTCAGCGTGCCGGGCTTTGAGTCGTCGTATACAGCAATATCGCCAACACAGTACTCGTCGCGCCAGCCCTGTTTCAGATATACGCAATATTTTCCGGTCTGCGCCTCAAAACAGTACTCGCCACAGTTTCCTGTCACCACGTCGGCAACTGTGCGCATCACCACCTCTGAGGTGTTTACCCGGGATTTCAGAATAATGTGGCATCCGGACATGGAGATACCTGCGCCATCAATCAGCGCACCTGATATCACTACAGACATAGTTTTTCTCGCGATAAATTAAATCAGGAAGAGGCTTCCGGAGAGACGGGCCATTCAATGGCGTTATATGAGGCTTTATCAGTGACGGTGCTGAAATCCATCGCCTGCAGCGATTTCGCGTAAATGCGGTACGCTTTCAGCTTTTCCCTGTCTTCGTCGCTGATTAATCCCAGCAGCAGGTCTTTTTCCCATTCGCTGGTCATGATGCTGGCCTGTTGTAACAGGGCATCGCGTTCATCTTCTGCTTTAAGTTTGTAGTCGAAAACAAATTCATCATTGCGGTAAAACCAGTAACCAGGCACGGTAATACGGCGATTAGCGGTAATATCAGGAACTTCAATAACACTGGCGTTACGGGGTTCAATACCTGTCACATCCTTACCGACCCACACCACGCGTCCGTCTCCGGTGTAAACCATTTTTATGGTGTCACTGGCAAAGTTCTTCTGTTCTTCATACCAGTTTTTGCCGTCTTCCGAAAAAAGCCAGGTGACATCATACTGTTTTGTCAGCTGATATTGTTCCGCGGTTTTCGGATTACCCGCAGTAATATTTTTTAAATGCAACATTGTTAAACACTCGCCACGTTATACCAGGTGCCGTTAATCAGTTTCTGAAGCGGTCGGTAATACACGCCGCCGATGTTATCTGCTGAATTTTTTCCGGTATCCTGCACATTAATACCGGATAATCCGTGGCCTGAAGGTGAGCGAAATGTCCAGGATTTTTCGTTACCTCCCGGGTTATAAAACATTTCGGAGCCATAACGCACATCCTGCACGCCGCCATTTCGCTGCTGGTAACGGGCATCGAAATTTCCATAGTTTGATGGAACCATCTGTCCGTTTACAGCGAATGTGATACTGCCATCGGTATTTCTCTGGCTGTAGAAATGCCAGCCGGAATCATCACCAAGCTCTGCAACTACAGGTCGGGATGAATTACCCCATAAATTAAACGTTGCATTTTTCGTGGAGTTGTTGGCGCTGGATAACGTGAATTTTTTAGCATTTCCGGCCTGAATATTTTTTAACGCTATCGCCACACCATTCTGGAAACGAAATACATGCTGTCCATTCGCATAAACATCCAGAATGCCGTCGCCGTTTTGTTTTATACCTGTATCGTTATCCCCGAAAGCAATTGAGTTTCCGCCCAGCGCGTTCTGAACGCCGATACCCAGCGCACCATTGACCTGCGAACCACCGCCAACAGACACTTTATGCGACATGGATATTTCACCAGTCCGCAGATTAATAGTGAACGGGCGAAGTGGACCAATATCGCCATTCTCGCCCTGACCTTCACTGGTAGGGATAAGGTGCAGGCACTCTTCCGAACGACGAAAAATAAGGCCAAAAGCGTCGTTGAAAATCCTCAGCGCATTAACACCACGGATTTTCAGCTCCCCGGTCATCAAATCACCAGATTTTTTTACATATCGCAGATCAAAATCTGAATAGATATTGCTGGGGTTTATCACGCTGAAATAGCTTTTCTCGCTATCAAGAAGGCAAATCAAAGGAATACCCTTAATGATATCATTCGCTACCAGCTCGGACTTGTTCCCCTTATAAAGTGGGAACGTACCAAGAACCTTTCCGCCTAGTGTTAGTTGAAGTGTCGCCGCGTTGGTATTGTTCTGAACGGGGAAGACGATAATCGGGGTTCGTAGCGTCCAATCTGTACCCTCATTAACAAAAAACGTCGAGGGAAGTTCCAGCGCCAGTGTGTTTGCAGTGCCACCAGCAACACCCGCAATATAATGACCGCTCTGAAGCTGCGCTATCTGTACGAAATAGTTTTCCGATCCACGCGTGGCAAAGTTAGCCACTACGTCATTAAGGGACCAACCTTTCGCGGTTGTTCCTTCCTGCCCACGAATGACTTTCAGCACGTCACCGTTTACCGATACCAGGTGACAAATCTCAAATGCAGACTCTTTATTATCGGTAAGCGTAATTTTTGCATAGACGCGTTGCCCGTTCGATTTATTTTCAAAATCGGCAGAAAGCAATTTTGCAAATTTAGCTCCCGTGCCCGGCATCACCGGAATATCAGTCTGAATCGTCGTAATATCACCAGCCAGTGCTGAAACAACGTTATTGCCGAATCCAAGAATCATTTTTGAATCACCGTTGTTGCATAGGAATAAATAAAAGGGAGTTTTACATATTTCTGGTCAATGGCATCTTTCAGAAAATAGCCTATACCATCACCATATTCTGGTATCTGAATAGAAAAAACACTGTCCGATACAGTCACGCTCACATCAAAAGTGTGCTGCAACGGCGGGTCTATTCCGTTTTTTCCATGAATAAAGCGCGCCACACGGCGCTTTAACCAGTCAATGCAGAAATGCGAACCGTCAGCCTTGTAAAAATTCCACGTTAATATTCGTTTGAAATAATCATCCGGAACATACGATGCCTGCCCCGGAACATAATTCCGCATTGCCGCATAAGGGATTGTATTGTATTCAATGGTATCGTATGCGCCGCGTGCAATAGCCTCCTCGGAAACCTGTAGTAAAGGCCTTTCAACGCCATAAATCCCGAGAGCAATCCAGTCCAGCAATTGCCCGGTTATTGATTCCGATGTCCAGCATGGCAATGCCAGATTGTTGAGTGAATCGAGGTATTCCTGAGCAATTTCATTGTATGCATCAAAGAACGCAACAACATTCGGATCATCTCTGTACTGCACAAACGGATAAGCAGGGAGAATTTTTTCAGTCAGATATTGCATACTTGTTAACTTGAACCTGTGATGCCACCGTCGAAAAATAGGAATAGGTATCGCCATAAACCAGGCTTGTGTCTTTTGCCGGAGGAACAATATGGCCATTAATGCCAATGCTCACACTGATTGTTGAGATCAACGTCGCATCAACCAACAATCTGACGGAACTGGTAAAAATATCCTGGATTCGCAGCAGATTTATCGGGTGTCCGACTTCAATAGAATTGATGTAATCAGCAACGTTTTGCTGCACAGCCATAGCAATACCCGCCGGATCAACATAATCATCAGATACAGTGTTCCAGGTGATTAGCACCATGACGTTTTGTGATGACGGGATAACGAACGGCACCTGATAAACATCTGGCGAAACGGTTATTGAAACCGTGCGTTTTTCCACTGCCGCACCAGATGGATTGCTAACATCGTTGGTCAGTTTCGAAATATCCGGTACAGATTTGTAAATAGCATAAGCCACATCATACGGATCACCGCCACCAACAACCGCAACCCATTTCCCCAGCGACGACTGCCGGAAAGAAATCAGGTTTTCTCGCACACCGCTTACTGATTTGAGCATCGCTTTAAAGCAATCCGGTGTTCCCTGCACACCAAACATGCCGGACTCCATGACTTCGGCGCGGTAAGATGCCCACGTTTGCGCCTCCTGACCTGGCATCCCTGCGGTAAGGTTCGTGCATTTTACAGGCTGATCTTTGGGTACCGATGTAATGACCTGCGTTACGGTTCCTTCCGGTACAGCCCATGAGCCTGACGTTGTGGCCACACAGTAGACTGGCTCAGTCTGCCCGCTTTCCGGCACCACCGTATCGCGGGAAACTGCATACTGGTAGTTGCCGTCACCGACAACAAATCCTTTAGGGATACCAAACCCCGGCAACGCCTCAAACACCACGTATACCGCCGTATTTGTACTTAATCCCTTCTGTGCTCCATAAATGTTTCCGAGTTGCATCAATAACGGAATATTTGCGCCGTATGGGCTTACGGAGTTAATAAGGTCCACCCGCGCCTGGTCTATTAATGCCAGCGCCCCGACTGCCGTGCTGGCAAGGTCAGTAATAAGCCCCGCCGGAAGGTTGGCTGTATATCCAGGTACTTTTTCAGCAACTCTGATGATAAGATCTGCAAGCAAATCATTGGGTGGCGTAGGCTGCGCCCCCGCACTGGTCATAGTAATTGGTATTTCTGACATATTTACTCCATTAAAAAACCCGCTTTCGCGGGTTTTTTACTTATTCAACCTCTTCTAAACTGCTCACTCTGGACCCTCGGCGGAAATTATCATCATTTTTAACATACTCGTATGAATCCAAAATCAAACCAGATATGCGAAGTATATCTTCCGGATTAGTTATATGTATCCTTTTACCATCCGTATCAAGTCGAGCTCGTCTTATTTCATTCAACTGAACTTCACTAAGCGAAATAGGTAAAGTTATAAATGAAGATTTTTTATCATAAAATCTTAACAGCCATCTATTAGTTTTACCATTCAATAGTACACCGAAATATGACTCAGTATCTTTATATTCTATATTATCTTCTGTTTGTATGATTTGTTTTACCCTTTCAAATAGCTCCAATTCTTTGGCTGTGGTTATTATGTTGGGGTTTTCTTCATCAACAATGGCGTTATTAACTTGTGTATCCGTTGCATCATTTTCTTTAGTTTGCTCTACCGGTTGTGTAGATAGCCCGGAAACCACCATTGCGCTAACAGCGCGCTCAACGGCCTGTTTAACTAATGGAGTCACGAACTCAAGAAATCTCTGATTAAGTTGTCTCTCAATATTTGAACGACTAGCAACATATCGAACAAACTCCAGATCAACTTCACGAAGACTAGAACTGATTGTTTTAGTAAATGAATTCAAATAAACACTTTCTTCAGCCAGTGTCCGTAAAGCCTCTGGTTTGAATTTATCATAACGAAAACGAAATAATTGTGTAATATCGGAGTGAGTTAGAGAATCCATTCTTATTTTTAAAAACGGCGTTGAATCCATTATGTTTTTTTGTTTCAAATCCGTAAAAAAACGCCATTCAACACCATTTGTAATGGCTGATATAGTAACTTCCGGTGTTGAATTAAAATATCTTGATAGCTGTGGGCAGTGATTATCAATTTGTTCTGAAAACGATTTCGCCTCAATGAACATCACAGGAACATCATGACAAAATAAAGCGTAATCAACCCGTTCATTAGCCTTAACCCCGGGGAAGTCAGCACTATACTCAGCTTTGACTTTTCTTGGATCATACGGAGTAAAACCAAGAATATCTAGTAATGGCATAATGAGTGCTTGTTTTGTCGTTTCTTCAGTTGTACAAAACACCCCCATTTTTGCAACATGCTCTGTGTGTATTTTTAACTTATTTGCAAAATTTTCCATGCTTGTCTCCTCCATGGTAACAATATGTATTTTGCAAATCCGAAATAATATATGTCAATATGCTCCAGCTTAGAAAATTACTCGCCCCCCTAAAATATCTCTCTACAGCACTCCAAACCAAGGTAAAAGTTTTATCATAAAACTGTGATTCATACCGGCACCTGCGTCCGGTAACTGGTCCCATTAAAAAACACAACATCGATGTTATAGGTGGGGTTATCTGCTCCATCTACCTTTGAAATTGCCAGTGATGCAAAATACCCAGCAAACTGTTGCTGAACCATGTTCACATAGTAGTCTGGGTAAATCTGCTGCACGATGCACTGCTGTGCAGGAATACCGTAATTCGCGTAAAACGGCGACTCCCCCAATCCCAGCTTTAACGTCTGAATGAGCGTCGTCAGCCAGCCGTAGGAGAAATCACCGTTGGCGTCAGATTCTACTGCAACCCATTTTTTGTTGCCGTTCGCGTCGGTGACGCGGCCCCATGTTCTCATCGTGCCCCCATCACTTTAACTAACTCTGTCAGTACTGGTGAAAAGGCAAATGCTAAAGCTACGAGTGCAGCGGTGTAATACATGCGTCGTAAGGTATTGCTTTTTTGCCACTAATTTTAAGGCTTTCACAATCCAGTCTCCTCCGCTAAAATTAATCACGGAAGACCTCCAAACATACGTAATCATCCCTTGCGTATTCAAGGTGAGAAACAGAAAACCCCGACTGGGCCAACAGTCGGGTTTTTCGTTTTATGGTCAGAATTTAAAGTGAAATGAACCGGTATTAACCAGGATTTGTTTTCTTCGACGTAATCGTGCTGCTGCCGCTTTGAACACCAGTCACATCGTGGCTGTGGCCGCTGACGCTCACGCCGTTGATAACTGCATCCATCTCGACATTAAGAGGACCAATCAGCGAAGCGGTTGTATCCTTCATCTGGGCTTTGTCCTGGACGATCGGTCCATTGAGGTGAATTTTCCCGTTCAGGAAAATATCTTCGGCCTCGAGGTAAACAGCTTTCGACTTTTGCCTGATTTCTTCCAGAGCCACCATTACCGAGCTACTGCCGCCCTCTGTTTTGAGGATCGCGCCATCCGGACCGTACAAAACGATTTTTTGCGGATCTTCGTCGGACCACTCCTTGTTTGCCAATGGCACGAAAAACAGGGGAGTGAGCGACATCGAGTAAGAAAGCGTTGCCATACCGGTTCCCAATCCGGACACACCGCGCAGTGATACATCAGCGGCAATTGTTACTCCTCGATCGCCCGGCTGTATCGGGTAACGGATATACGGGAATGTGGCGACAGGGATTGTTATCTGCGGAAAGTTGATCCCCTCGGGGAGCATATCAAACTGAACTGTCACTATCTGCCCGCTGACATCGACAACATGGCAGGGCAATTCACGGCCTTTAAGCTCGGCTTGCTGGTTACCAGAACTGGTCATCATCTCCGACAGCGTTCGGAGAAACGGTATTTTTTGAGCGTTTGACATTACACCCTCGCCCAGTTCTCAGCATATGCCTCGAATACCGTCACCCAGGCATCGCCATCGGCTGTCAGATACGAACCAATGTGTCTGACCGATTTCACAAGAAATTTCCCGGTAAACGTGGTCGAGTTTTTGGAGATAACGCCAGGAGCCATTGTATTAGCCATCACAATCGACGCGGCGCCCGAATAAAGCCCCTCCGGCAAATTAACCACATCACCACATCTGATATCGCCCCTCATCGGGCATTTGAAGCTGACGGTAAACGGCGCTACCCATGTCGGCTGCCCGACCAGTTCATGGGCATGAATTGTTTTTGGCTCACCCCACTTTGCCGATGCGTTATCGTAGATTCGTATTCTGTCGGAAAGAATACTGATGGCGATTCCGCTATACCTTTCATTACGCATCATCGCAATAGAGGCGTTTTTTACGACCATTGCCAGAGAACCAATCTCTGTATATTTACCCGTCCACGGCTCTGGCAAAACCAGGTTGTCGCTGACTGTGCAATCAATCAATTTATTGGGATATGCTTTTTGCAAAGCGCGGACTAAAACATCGCCAACCCTTTCGCCTGCTTCCCCCTGCCCCTCAATTGAAAAAGGTTTACCGTCATCGGTTTTGCGTATGCTTGGATTTATTACCAGGTTTAAAGTCTGGTTCGTGCCGATCCAGTTGGCATAGGCCAGATAAATTTCACCATAGATTACCTCCCCCTGTTGATCCTTATTTGCCAGTGGTAACCCCTGAACAAAGCCTGCTTTCATACGGACCAGACAACCCTGCAAGCTTACGCTTTGCTTCAGCATGTCAATTGGTAATCCATAGATCGTCAGCATCGTGCCCGAACAGACTACATCCAGGCCGGTTACTTCAAAGTCAAATTCAACATGCAACCCACATCCTGGTGTTTCACTGGTATCAAAAGGTCCAATGGGTTTTCCATTGCTATCCACTGGCGGCTTGCCTGTTTTAGGATTAATAATTTCCAGTCGGTAATAACGCATTACGAAACCTCAAACTGATTCGTACTTTCGCGAAAAACAAGTTTCCCCGGTGAGCAAGGCAGCGCCAGATTGATGTCGTAACTGTCAGGTGACGCGATCAACGGCATGTACACAATCACGTCGCCAGAACTGTCTTTCAGTTCCAGGTAGTAACGATTTGCATACAGATTAAACGGAACGCGGGCGAATGTTTCATATTCTCCAATTCTGGCCGTGAACTGAAACGGGCCTCGCCCGTCAGGTTTAAAAGGAATTAACGTTGTCATAAGCCAATACCAAACTCCTGCACGACCTGGTTCTTAATGCCTGACCACGATAGCGGCCCGTCTGACGGCATCCCTTTATCAAATTTATCCAGAACACTAGCCAGCGTCTTTACTGTTTGTTCGACAGACGACAATGGTTGCTCAAACTCAATCAGCCAGGTGTGCTGCACTTGCTTGTTCTGCTCAGAGAAACCAGATGTATCGATAAAGGACCGCATCAGGCAGCGCGTGTAGATAAACGAGGGAGTCATAACGGTATAACAACCGCCATACTGGTTATGCATATCAAGCGCCATTTTCAGCGCCGTAAACGTCATCCCCTTAGTGGTGTAGCCACCGTCCTCCGTTGATACCGGACGGATCATCTGCATGACTACCCGGTTAGGCTTCCTGACGGTCGCATTCGCTGCCGTTACCTGGTTATAGAAATTCAGGTTGCAAATATCCTGCTGGACCAGCGTTGTCCCGGCCATTGGCGTGAATGCCGCCATCGAGCGTGTATGAATCTCTCCATGCAGCAGACCGTTCGCGATACTTAGTCCTTCGGTCAGAACAGCAATCGGCATCACCCCGCCGGGAATTTTCGACGCTATGCCATCAACTAAAAGAATGGGCGAAACTTCAAACGCCAGTTTGAAAGCTTGTCCAAAGTAATTAAGTGACATCTTTTACCCCGGTATTTGTTGCGTTCCGGCGAGTTGTGCCAGTATGTCGGAACCCGGCGATTGTCGCACCTGAAGCTCAATTATTGCGCGGGCATTTTTGCCAGCACCCTGAAGGTTATCTCTGGCATTTCTTAGCTGATTCATAATACCAGGGTGTTGATCCAAAGCTCCCTGTATCTGAGGCAATAATTTAATTAAATATTTTACAGTCTCCATTCTCAAACTTAGATTTCCATCTCTATCAATACGACCTCCGTTATATGCCGTAAGCATTTTTGCCACATCGCCTTTATAACGCCGGTTCAGATCATTTAAAAAGCGGCCAGCCGCAAGAGTGGATTTATTTGGGTCATAAACATCATCACCCACCAGACCATACTGTTTTGCGGTGCTATCCCAGAATTGCCACAACCCCTTAGCGAATCTACCTTTTTCATCTGGAGTTCCTCTTGCCAGAGGATTCCACGAAGATTCAACCTCCGCGATAGCTGACATCATATTTTTAGGAAGTCGATAAGTATTATTGGCTTGCTCTACAAAGTTCTGAATATTTCTCTTTAAATCATTAGGCATACGGTAATTTTTATATACATCATCCTGTTTATAAAACTCACCCGTATACTGATTTGTCATCGGGTTTGCTCCCGGCAACGCACCACCGAGATATTTATTCCCAAATGCCGCAAGAACTGGATCTGCCTGTTCAGCACCAACTCCGGTTCCGGGGAGATCTTTATCTTCCCCACCGATCCATTTGATAGCTGACCATATTGCTTTTGCAATCCGGCTCACCGCCAGAGAAAAATCGTCAAGATCATTTTTAAATTGTTCGCTATTCAGCCACTTACCAAGTTTCTCCAGCCCTTCGCCAGCCTCAGTGAGAATTTTCTGAAAATTTCCACCATTCAGAAAACCTTCAATATTGGATGTCAGCCCATCAGATGCACCTGTGATTAGTGGGTTATATCTGGCGAGAGCTGCATACCAGGAATTTGATATTCTGTTTCCATTTACCATCAGGTTACTCACCGTATCCTGATAACCTGACTGCATAGCTGGCGTGAGGTAAGCACCGAGCAACCTGGTATTTGATGCAAATTTCTCGTTCAGTTGGGGGATCTTGTCCAGATTCGCTTCCACCTGGTTAGTTGTCGCGACATCAACAAATCCAAGCCCTTGTCCGTTGAGAATCCCCTGAGTAAGTCCTGAACCTTTATATTGCTTAACGAGAGATGCAAGCGCGCTCATAAGTTTGGGCAGATTCTTTGCTGCACCATCTCGAGGATCAATTCCAAGACTGACCAGACCAGCATAGTTTGGATCATTCGGATTTTTCTGTGCGTTCGCCAGATGCTGAACCAGTTCTTCTGTGCCAGAAAAATATGGCGAATAGGTGGCACGTGCGGCCTGCATCTGTGCGGTTTCCATACCCAGCCCCTGAGCCACGCTGTATTGCGCTGCAACCTTGCTCGCCATATATCCGTACCCGAAAGCACCGACCGAACCAAGCGCCGCAATTTTGCTCCCCCAGGATACAGTCGTTTTAAACAGCGTTTTCAGTCGTGAATTGGTCGTTTTAAGCGTTGAATTGATCTGCTTGTAAGTTTTCAGCGTCCCCTGAGCGTTTTTACCCAGACTACTGAGATACTTATCAAACATCGTTTCGCCGCGACCTTTATAGTTGCTCACCAGCGAATCAGGTGTTTTTCCGCTACCGACAAAGCTCCCTTTTTCATCCCTTAAACGTCCATCGGTGGGCGCAGGTGAAGATGGTTTCCTGGGAGCCTGATTGGCTTCTCCGCCCGAGGTTGCCTGCTGCGTGCCACCTCCTAGACCTGTATTTGAAGGTATTTTAAGCGGCGTCCCCGCAGGGCCAATCATCAGCCCATTGCGATACTTTTCAAATATCGCCTCAAGTCGCTTAAGGTGTTCTTCATTAACGTCCAGTGTCAGAACTGGCATCTGATTACCTGACATTCAATACCCCTCCCGGCGTCGTGCATTTACGCAGCTCACGAAACTGAGCTGCTGTTTTTACATTCAGACCGGAATTTGCCCAGATGTCGCTGAATCCGTCTCCGGCTGAGTAGTCGAGGATGTCGCTGATAACGTGCTCGCCGTCGCGCCAGAACTGGCGACAGGCTTCAATGTCGGCAATGAAGCAATCCATTCCGTAAGACTCAAGGATGAAGTGCGACTGTTCCACATTCCACTGACTACCAGCATCATCTGTTCCGTCTGCTCCGGTGTGTTTATCGACGAGACGCATGTAAAAAAAACGAGTTCACCTGCCACATCATCAAATTCAACGATGCCGCGCTCTAGCGCCATATCAAGCGGGATCGTGTCGTAGCCTTTCCCTTCGACTGGGTAAACCAGATTCGCAAGACGAATGATTTCATTCACGAGCGTATTGCGAACGCCCTTTTCGCCATCCCAGATATTCATATCTGAGGAGATCCGTTCCAGCATAAGGCAGGCGATACGCGGCCCCGAAACGACGCCAAGACCTTCTGAAAAAATGGCAGAAAAGGTTTTACTCAGAATAAAGAAATGCTCTTTAAACACCTCTTTGCTGATCGGCGTGGCATGGATCCAGCCGTTCCCCTTTTCTGTCCGGACAGGAATAATCAGATTCAAATTTCGCGCGATTTTCATACCAGATCCCACATTTCAGAGTTGATGTAATACGTACCGGTAATGGTGATGGCTACACCAGGCTCGCCCCCGGCGAAGGTCATATCCTGCACGTTGGTGATCGCCGTGTTATAGATATCGAAGTCACCGAATACCGTGCTGTCGCTATACACTTTTGCGTCGCCGATCGTGGCGTTCTTTTCCCATTGAGCCTTGAATTGTTTCCCCAGCGCCTGGCTACGCAGCAGATGAACACGCGCCTGTAAAATCATGTATGGCTGCGGCGACTGCACGGCTCCCGTCATGGCGGGTAAAAACTCCGTGATATTGCCCTGAAAGGACAATTCGACGCCTTCTTTTGCCAGAAATGAGGCGGACACATTCAGTTCGGAATGAGAGGTGAATTTAACGCTGGCGCGAACCCGGTTAAGGGTGCCAACGGGGATCATTGGATTAGGCACGGTTCAGTCCCTCACGAAAGCTGCATTGTCACATTGATGTTAAAAATGATTTCGACAAATCCGCGCATCGGCGTATAGGAGGCCGAAAGGCCCGCATAACGCCCGATACCGTAATCATTCGGATTCGTGTTGATATACTGGCGGAAAGGCACTGCATCTACGACAGGCTGGCCGTTGACCAGGCCGTAAGATACGCCCGTATTGAACACCGCCTGTGCGACCTGCTGCAGACGGTCGATCCCGTCCTGGTTGTAGTAAAGCGGGTTAATTGGGTTATTGCAGCCGTTGATCACCGCGTTGGCGAGCTGCATATCGACGTTAATCTGCACCCAATCCACGGAATACCAGTACGTCATATCGTTACCGTCACTGGTAACGCCTTTCACCAGGATCGTGTTGGAGATTCCACCCTCAGCACCCGTTTCGATGTAGTTAATATTCTGCTTCGTCATCGTGGCCAGAATGGAATTTTTGCCCTTGTGGGCGTTTACCGCCTGTAAATAGCGAAATGCCATCGGCGGCACCTTGTTGATTTCTGAAGGTGATGCGGAAACATAGTTCCACATTACGGCTGCTGCCGCGTTTGTCGCCGGGTACGTATCATCCGCCGTTGCAATAACCGACTTAATACCGGCATAAGGCGAAACGTAATTCGTGTCGTCCGGCGTTTTCGTCAGCACGAAGAAATACTGCATCGCTTCGTTGGCGGTGTGGAGTTTTGCCAGACTGATAAACTCTGCGTCACCATCCCACGGCTGCGGCACCAGATACGCATAAAAACGCAGGAGCGGATCTTCCATATAAGCTTTCAGTGCAGCGATTTCCTTACTGACTCCGCCTTTCTGTACTCCCAACTCCAGCAGGTAAATCCCCACTGAATTTCCCTGGGCAAAAAACGTGTTTACTGCCGTCACCAGATTTTCACTGCCAGCAATGGAAAACTGACCCAGTGTCACTGGCGAACCGGAAAGCTGAGAATCAGCTATTGTCCAGGTCAGTGTTTTTTCATCCGCGACGGTAGCAGTATATTCGCCGTTCCACGCGTCGGGAGAGCAACCGGAAACGACAATCTTTACCTCAGAACTGTTTTCGCGCCGGATATTACTCCCTTCCGGAAGCGTCATCGTAACAGTGACGTTTGTCGCAGATTTTCCTGCGGCTGCTGCCGACAGTGCTGCAATCGGATTTTTAACCAGATCGTTGATATCCTGATTACGGGTGAGTAATACGGGTTTCCCAGGCTCATGAGTCGTGGAGCCAAACGAGAGAACCGCGGACATCTGCTGCAAATTCGAGGGAATGGCCCCGATGGTCTGGGACACATTCACCGTGACGATATTAAATCCCATTATTTAACCTCATATTTACAAATAACTTTTTCAATCAACTGCCGGGATATTTTCCGGGCGGTGCTCTGGTAGTAATTCACGTCAAAATCGACAATCTTTTTCTTCGCCAGAGCGTTGATTTCAACCTGTCCCGACTTTGCGTCCTGAACCACCGGAATATTGGTTACACCAAACTTTTCCTCCTCCAGCGCCCTGTTCACCACCGAGTCGACAAGATCCAGCGCCATTTTGTTGCTGAATCCGTAAAGCGTCAGGCGAACCGAATCCTGGACTAGCTGGAACCGCTCACCGCCGAAAACAACGGGAGCCACCTGCAACGGAATACTGTTGCGAACATCCACCGCGATATACGGAGGGCGAAGGTTCTGCGGTACCAGGTAAGACGGATACACGGTCGCGGCATCTTTCATTTGCAGCCAGATCGGGATGCTGTTGGAGATGATCTGCTCGTCGCTGATATCCTCCTCGCAGTCGATAATCTGAGAACGCATGGTTGGTAAAATCGCCATGCCGCGATAATGAAAAATACCAGACTGCTGATAACGGCTCTCCATTCGTGAAAAAGCGAACTGGACGCCTCCGTACTCACCGAGATAGATCGCATCGGGATTTTCCACATTAAAATCATCAACCTGCTGAACAGGCGTGAAAATAATGTTGTTCACATCCTTCGAGACAGACTCGTCCTGAATCGCAATAACCTGACGATGCAGGCTGCCTTTGATTTTCAGACGAGTTGGTGACTCAATATTCAGGCGACACAGTTCATCGCAACTGATGATTTCCGCATTAACCCAATAGACAAAGCCATCCAGCGGCAGAACCTGCCGGACATAGAGCCTGAACGTGATTTCCTGGTCTGACGAGATGGTTTCAACTGCGGATTTAAGAACGGACGAGAGCTGCGAACTGTGCTGTTCGGCTAATTCCTCAAGACTCGGCATTATTATCTATCCACGCTATAAAGCTGCCCTTAAACAGGCCGCCGTCTATGAATGACGGACGCCGCTCTCCGGTATACTTGTCCTTAAGCCTGGAGTTAACGCCCAGTAGCGCGGCCTGAGTTGGCACAGGGTTTCCGTTAATCGTCATCCCGGCCATTTCTTCAGTTTCAAGAAAAATATGGAAAATCTTCCCGGTCCCTTCCAGAAAATGCTCGCCAGGTAGCGGAGCCTTATACTTGAAGTGATTGACCAACTGGTACGCCAGTTCAGTACCTGCCTCCTGGATAATCTCGTCCTTATGCATTTCCCAGAAGTGCGTAAAAATTTCGTATCGCTCCTCGAGGTCACAGGCTACGTCAAACGTGGTTTTTCCCGGTTCGTCGCCGTAGTCATACGGCTGGTCGATAACCCCAAAACAAAGTTTCATGGCGTGTAACCCCATACCGTGCCCATCTGCATCAGCACCGCAACAACCTGTCGCCCATACGGATCCTGTAACATCTGCAAATCCAGCAAAGACAGATTACTCAGCGCGTCGCTGATGGTGATCGAACCCGATGTCCCCTGGTCTGCTGCCGCGCTGACAAGCCCGGTAGCCAGTTTCCCCAGGTTGAGTTTTTTTCTCAGGTCGGCAAACCACGAGCCGGGAGCGAAATTCAGGAGAAATGAGGCAGCAGCGTTATAAACCGTTCGCACATAGATGATGGATAAACGCTCCAGCCCCTGATCGTGAGGGATTAGCTCCATCGCAGACTGAAAGCAACATTCCAGCGTCGGATCATCGTCAGCAATAGCGTGAACCGGTACTTTCATGTCTTCACGAACGAAGCGAATAAACCCCTCCAGTGACGGACGCAGGGTCATTATTTTTTAACCTTAATATTTCGCTTTGTGCTGGGCGGATTTTCCTGTTCGGTGTTAACCGCTTCCCCGGTGATTTCCATCTCAATACCGCCCGGTTGAGGTTTTTCGCCACTCTGAATCACCGCCTGATCCACTGCGTTATTCAGCGATACAGCGCTGGCTGCGAGAATTTCTTCTGACAGGGATTCCAGATTTTCCGTTTTCTGCTCCGCGCAATCCTCAATGCGACCGACGCTCACAGGTTTATCGATGGAATAGCAGATACCGGAAAAATTCTTGTCCACCTTGTCACAACGCTGGAATCCGTAAGGCTCATGCTGTCGGATGATGTGGTCGATAATATCGGACTGATTTTCGATCATATGCTGACGTCCGGACGGAATTGTCACACCGAACGACTGCGTTTTTTCGGGGAGTTTGTAGTTGAACGTGTGCGGCTGACGTGAGCAGTTAGCGATGTAGAGCTTCATAAATTTTCCCACAAAAAAGGGGAGCATTTAGCTCCCCGCATTATCAGATTGAACGTTTATGCGTATTTGGCAGACAACAGAGTGATCCCCTCAGGGCGGAAGTTCCAGCCCGGCGTCGCGCGCATGGTATACAACGTGGTCAAGCCGCCATCCGGCATAGGGGACGGAATTTCCGTCGGCGCTGCCATATCACAGAACATCACGTTGACGGCCTGCTGGTTAGGGACCAGCGTGGAGAAAATATTGGTGTTAATGTTGTGACGCGCTTCCGGAACCTCAATCGTCGGGTTCGTAACGATGATCAGGTCATTACCACCAGCGCCTTTACCGATCAGCGTGTCGTCCTGGCAGAAAATGATGTCGTCGCCTGCCGCCTTATCGGCGACGTCTTTAACCATCGTTCCCACCGTTCCGGTACCACCACCAGGACGCTGGTAACTGGTCAGCTCAACAATTCCTGTCCACTCCAGCGCCTTCATGAATCGCTGTGGGCTCAGAATAACAGTCGTTAATGGCTGCCCCAGCAGCAACATGCGGGTTTTCTGGTCAGCAATCAGGCCAAGCATAAATTTAGCCATCTCGCCGGAATCCCAAGTGGTATATGAATCATTCCCTTTGCTGTCGTTGCCCAGATTCAGCGTCACTGCGTTCGGGGAGTTGGTGATCCCCTCGTTATTAGCTGCATTCACGCCATACAGCAGCATATTACGCAACATTTGAGCGTGTCCCTGACGGTTAGCCAGGCGCAAGCCTTCAATCAGAGAATAGCCCCAACGATCTGCTGCATCAGTATCGAGATAGCTGTATTGCGAGCGGGAAGAAATTCGGTAAGTCATCATCCCGTCATAGCCGCCAGAGATACTGGAAGACGGTAACTGGCCCGGCAGAGACTGGCCGACCTGCGCCTGCGAGGTCATGCGCAGATATTTCTGATAGACCATCAAATCACTGGAACTGATTTTTACCGCTGGAGCACCACCAGCCAGGACTTCAAACGCCCCGGAAGCCATGCTCTGTTGCACGATCATTTCCGGCAGCACCATTGACGGCGACACAATAGTAGTCGCAGGAGTAAATGCGCTCATTAATTAATATCCCCTTAAATTAAAAACAGGCCGCACGGTTTGCCGATTTCCCAGACAACGTTACCGCCATCCTCTTTTTTCACCGTCAGGTTTCCGTCAACTGAAACCATCAGCAGCTTAATATCCACTTTCGGATTAGCGCCGGGTGATCCCGAATAAACATCAACCATGTTTTTCGTCAGATCCCACACAAAACCACTGGCAGCAACGGTGTTATTGCCATCAGCCAGCGCAACAACTTCTGCACTGACAGGGAGAGGAATGCGGGCACCTGAGCCAACGCGGTAATAGTGAACAAAGCCACCCGCAAGATATAACGGCACCGGATTATCCGGCGTGGTAATGCCATGAAATGCCTGATTAAAGACCGTAAAGGCGTTACATGCGTTTTGTGTAGCCTGCTTAATTACCGCGCCGTTAACGCTGTCTTTCGCGGGAGCAATGCACTCCATAATGCCAACGCCACCCCATACCGGTTCAGTGATTTTGCTGTCCAGTCGACCGGAGCAAAGTTGCAGACGAATTGCCGGATCATCCTGCGCATCCCCCTGCATCAGCCCACGGGATTCGACGTTAAAAAGGCCACCAAATGCTCCACGGTTTTTAAACGGATGAAAATTAATATCAGCCATTGTTCAGGCTCCCTTGAGTGTTAATTTTTGCCAGACGACGCCCCGGAATTTTGAAAGCACTCAGCCAGACGTTCGGATCGCCCTGATATTCAGTAATGCGACGCCCGGCTTCATCGTTGCGGATACGTTTATGCAGTTGCCCCTGCCTACTCATCATTTCTTTTTCGATGGACTGACGGGCGGCACTGAAAATTGCGTCCTCAAGCACAGCCAGCGTTGCAGAATCCGCAATCGCGCGAATATTGACGTCCTTATGTGCCGGAGAGTGTTTCTGCATAGCGATTAGCGCACGCTTGCGGTAGTCCAGCGCATTTTCACCAGAAAACGGTGCTGGCGCGTTTTTACCGCAGGCACTGAATGCGGAGTCGGCTTTTGCCTGCGCTTCTGCCAGGGCAGAGTCATTGCGTTCTTTTTCTGCCTCCTCGTCAGCCTTACGCTGTTCTTCCGCTTCGGAATCAGCCTTTGCTTTCTCCTCAGCGTCTTTGGCTGCCGCCTCGTCAGCTTTGGCTTTTTCTTCCGCCTCCTTTGCCGCAGCTTCATCAGCTTTACGCTGTTCCTCTGCTGCTTCATCGGCTTTGGCCTTTTCTTCGGCCTCTTTTTTCGCCAGCTCTTCAGCATCCGCCCGCGCTTTGTCCCGCTGTTCCAGTGAGTCCATGCGCGTGACGACTCCATCGATTTTCTGATTAATGCCGCTCAGGGCATCATTCACCCCCCCCTGTAACAGGGCCTGGAGTTCTTCTTTTTCCATCTCAATTTCACCTGTATTTGTCACTTCAACCCCTGCGGGGATCCGGTCTTTATCCCACACGCCCAACGAGCCGTGGTCTTTCGTCACCAGGGCGATGTGATCAACAAGGAAAGGAACGCCTTCGATTAAAAAATTGGTGTCACCTTCCTGTACTTCCACATTTCCTGATGTGCTGTTGAACACCACCGACGGGCTTGTCGAAACATCCCCCTCAGTGATTTCTTCAACAATGCTCTGGAGGTAAACGCGGCACACCGCCCATACCTCATCACCCCGGATATACGGCAGCATGACGCTACCAACGATCCGCGATTTAAAATCCTCCTCCGTCAGAACTGCGTCGTCAGGATGGTTTGCGATAACCGGAAGGCCATTGCATCGCCTTAAAAACTCCTCGTTCAGATAGAGCTTTGGATCACGCCAGACGTGCTCTTTCAGCCCGGCGCGATAGGCAAGCCCGGTTCCGGTTATGCGCAAATTCACCAGCCACATGTTGGAGAATTTCACCGGAGACGGTACGGTTCCGTCCCTGATGCGTTCTGCCACTTCAAGCTCGGTTAAACTCACGTTTGCCCTTCTCCGTTAAAAATTCGTCGGGTAGTTTCTGAGGGGCGTAGATCGGCAGTGCATCGCAACTGCAATAAACCTCCTCCCCGGCAGCAGTGATTTCGTCATAAAAACCATATACGGGCTTAATCAGCCCCTGCTCCAGCGCCCACGAATCGCGGAGGAGATAAATTTTCTCGTCGCGCTCTTTGTGGTCCTGTCGGTATTTGTAGCCCGGACGCCGCCAATTCGAATGCCAGCGCAGAGCAATCGCTCCACTCTGAACAGCCAGCAGATACTTAACGTTGCTTGCCAGCTTATGCCCCTGGTCAATTGCCACCCGACGACTGATAAAATCCATATCCTTCACGGATTTCTGAAACCCGGCCTTCACTTCCCGGCGATCAATTTCGCTCACCCCGTCAGGCGGAATGGACGTAACCCAACCCTGAAAACGCTGTATGGTTTTCTCGATGGCCTGTTCTCGGTTGAGTTTTATCAGGTTGGCACTGGCGAAAATTCGCCTGTCGAGTTCCTTGCGAAACTCAGGTTTCAGTTTTTCAACAGTGATTTTTTTAGGGCCGTCAGGAGGCTGATCCCGTAATGCCCCGCCGTCGATGACAAGACGGCTGTAGATAGCGGTGAGGTGTTTTCTGGCTACGGTATCATCAGGGGTTTCTCGCTGAGCGGCTACACGGAGTTTCCGGCACCATTCGAGCAATGATTTTTCGCTATCCCACCCGTGATTTACGTAGTAGTTAACGGCATCCGTCAGAACCTCATACAGCGTCCTGATCCGTTTCTTCTTCCTCACCGCCCGGCTGGAAATTGCCATCAGGCGTCTCCTGCTTCGGTGGTTCATAATTCGCCAGCGCGTCCACATCAATGATGAGTGGAGCTTCGCCATAGGTTTGCGTGGCATTAACAAGGCTTGCCAGCCATTCAGTGACGGCGGCACGGTTTTCAGGATCAACCTGTGGCGACACGGCAGAGAAAAGTGCTATCGCCTGTTGAATCACTTTACTGTCGCTTTCCCGGCGTTTGTCCGGCGACTCCTCCACCAGCTCCTGCCATGTCGCGGTAAATTCACGTCGCCACTGGTAAAACGTGGTTTTATAGTCATCAGTTATGATGTCCGGGTAATCATTTTTCAGCGACTGATAAAATTCCTCGTTCCAGGCGATGTACTGCACCAGGCGTTCGAAATAATCCATCACGGGTTCAATCTGCTGGCGTACACCATCGATATACTGGCTGATGGCTTTCGAATCTTCGGTCCCCTCACCGAAACCATTCGAAAAGGCTTCCTCTTTGATGAGGATCGCCGGAACGTCACTCCCTGACGCAATATCGGAAATAATATTGTCGCGTGCAGCGTTTAGCGCACCATCGATGTTTTGTAGATTTAGCGAGGTAACGTCCTCATCCTTCCCGATACTAAGCACACCTTTATTTTTTGCCTCTTTGACGTTTTCCCTTTTTCGTCCCGTGGCGGCAGCCATGATCCCGTCAAGTTTCGAACCGTACTGCACAACTTTAGCTACCAGTACGCCCGCCTTCTGGCTGACGAGATCATTCGCCTCCATCGTGTTGATATAGGATTTCAGGGAATAAAGAACGCGCTGAAACACACTTCGTCCGGTGAATCCGAACGATGAACTCTGAAACTCCAGATAAATCGGTGTGCCGTTGAAGATTTTCAGTGTGCGTGACGGATGCCAGTCTTTCCCACCAATCTTCAGTTTTTTATTGGCTTCCTGGAAAAACGGGCTGTTGGGGTTCTGGTCAGTCACCATCGAACCGGAAGCGTTCAACGGGTCCCACGCGTTGATATACACGTCATCTTCTGTCAGTCCGAACGTCGGAAGCGGTTCACGACATGGAACGCTGTCGGTGCCCACGCCGATCGCTGCAGCACCGTAGCAACGAGACAGAAAAAACAGATTTTTAATCTTCTCGTTGACCTTCATGCGTTCCCATACCTCCTGAAAACGCCTCACAACCCTCTCGTCAGGGTCTGTCTCCACGTTATACTGGCGCGGCTTACACATCGCCATCAGTATGGGTTTTTCGACAAGTTTTCCGCCCAGAGGATGGAATTGCCACAGCTGCTTACACAATTCATAGCCAATGTCGGTTCCCGGCTGAATTTCTTCAGCCTCAAGAATACGCATCAGTGCCGAACCGAGGCCGCCAGTAATCTCGATCTCTGCCATCAACAATATCCTGATTTTTTACAACGCCGCGTAATTACCGTGCGCAATGATCAATCCATAGGTGTAACAATCGAAAAGGTCATCAGCACGTTTATGCGCGTCTTTGTCTGCCAGGTGGAACCCGGCGATTTGTTTGATGAGGTGGTTTGCGGTTGTGCGCTTGAATGAAACGGTTTTGTCGTAAGCCTCGCGGGTAATTTTGCATTTACCCTGGTAATGGTGGCTGGAAGCCAGCACCGCGCGCTCGTCTTTCCCTTTGCTGGTTAACGCTGATTTAATCGGCGTCATATCCCAGCCTTCGGTTTCCGCTTTCTGGTTGAGGATTGCGCCCATTGCGGCATCCTCCATGAATACCCCCTGACTCCCCAGGCGCGGGCGGCAGAGTTGCGCCAGCCGCTCGAGGTTGTCATAAACACCGGGGATATACTCAGGAAGCAGCGACGCTTTAATTTGCGTCACATCCCAGTCGATAACGGTCAGTTTCGGCTCATCGGAATACGTGGACTCATACGCGAAGTAAACCACGCCTGTCCCGTCGTTCTCCGTCCCGCCTTTCAGCGCCGTATCCATTACCGCAAAAATCATGTCGCAGTGTCGCGGCATCTCAACCGGCTGGCCATCCACCAGCAGCTTATCGACATCGAGTAACGCGTCTTTGGACCAGTCTACGAACTCTGCAAGATATTCCTGCTGCCAGACGCGCGGATCGGATTTCTTCTCCGTTTCCTCCAGTTCTTCTTTCGGAATATACGGATTCGATGAAGTTGGCGCATGGTGCATAACAAATCCCAGGGATTCATCGTGGCATATCGCGTAGAAAAAATTGCTCTCGTCGATACCGTTTGGTGTGGAAAATACCCACGCACAGCCGCGGTAATCGACAAGCGTCGGGCGTATCGCTCGGGGCCAGATTTCCTCGAGCATTTCCGGCGATTTAGTGAATGCGGCCTCATCAATCAGCACAGCGTGATATTTACGCCCACGCCCGGCCAGTTTGTTATTGTCCGTTACCCAAAAGTCGATGCGCCCCCCATTACGGAGAATAATGCGCTTTTCATTTTTTGACTGGCTGAGGATCAGCGGTTGCAGAACGGCGCTAATTTCATCCCAGATTTCCTGGTACTGGCGGTATTGCGCGGTAAAAATCCCCACCCTACCCGCGATAAGTTGCCCAGTGGTAGGAACGGCAAATTTCCGCGTAGCGAAACTGGTAGCGATGTTCACCAGCATCACCGTTTTACCCCAGCGACGACCACAGCATACCGCGTGGAAGCGTTCCTCTATTGCCGCCGTCCATGCAGCTATTTGCCCCTCATGAGGTTTTGGGAGGTAGATTTCAATCGACATTATCCACTCCCGGCATCGGCAGAGAGTTGTGGATAATTATTTCGTTATTCTCACCACCCACGCCTTTTTTGAGGTTTTCAATCTCAGTGCGCAGCTTTTCGTTGCGAAGCCTCAGTCCTTCAAGCTCCAGATCATTGCGACTGTCAGTTGCACCACCAGCAGAACTTCCTTTCGTCGCCATTATCAGCTTGATAAGTTCGCGCCGGGCGGCAGCCTTATCCTCCAGCAGGATCTCAACACCAAATTTCCCGAGCTTTGCCCCTGCATATAATTGTCGCGCATCCCCATCAAGCAGAGTGGTATCAGCCATATAAAGCTGTCCCGTTCCCTCACCGCAGCACTTCGGACAATCCGGATTGGGTATGGCGTTATCAACAAAGCCGAGGCCTCCATATTCCGGCTCGGGTTTGCCATCTCTGGAGGCCTGTGCCGCTGCCTTATCGAATTCTGCAATATCACGCCACTGGTAGAGATGATTCTCGCCCCAGCAATAACGGCAGTTAACACGGCGAAATTGTGCCAACTGATTGGGGTCGGCCTGGACAATAGCCATCAACTGACTCACCAGTAAATCCAGGTCTGCGGTATAGCGTTTCTGATACTGATTGCGGAAGTAGCTGATAGCACGATAAACCCTGGCATTTCTAAGCATACGGCTGGCGTTGCTGTTAGCTGTCGCACCTTGCCCCTCATAACCAGCCAGTCGGTATGCCTCTGTCGGCTTTTTCCCCTGAGCAACAAGCATCGCAAACTTAGCCTGCTGGTCAGAAATGCCGAATTCATCGGGGCAGAACGAAAATTCCTCCGCGTCGCCCTCATTCAGGCACGCATCGGATACTGGCTTTTTTTTCTGAGATTTTCCGTTCCGCTTTTGCGCAGTCTGCGCAGATTTTTTCTGCGCACTTTGTTGCGCAGTTTTGCGCATTTCTGTCTGCGCATTTTTCGGAGGTTTTTTGATGTAACGACGGGCTGTTGCGTAATTCAGTCCCCTTGCCTCACACCATGCCACCGGAGATACACCGGAGCGGGTGTATTCAGCAATATATTCCTGCTGCAACGCCCCCCAGTCCGGTCTGCTCATTAGTTAGTCCTGATTTTTATCCACCCTGAGTAGTTCACGCAGGGCAAAGGCATCCCCTTTTCTGGCAAGCTTAAACAATGCCGCCCGTAGTTCGGCTTCACCTTTCGCTCTGCCCTTACGGATGGATGCGTAAAAATCTGTCATTGCTTCCCGATTTTCTTTCAGTCGGTTCAGATCAACATCCAGAACGTCAGCGATTTGTTGTGCAGTCATCCGGCACGCTGCCAGAGACTCGACTTTCGAATACGGAATCATTTGTCACCCCCATTGATATGCAGGGTGTCTTCTTCCTGTATTTTTCGTGAAGGATTTTTACTGCAGCGTTGTTCCAGGTGACCTGATGGTGAATGCGTTTATGGCTGGCCCCCATCAGTGAGATTTTTACGCACGAGGGCGCATACATGACGGAGTAAAAACTTTTAACGTAGGTTCCGGAATCCAGATACAGCTCGGTCATTCCGCCGCTGTTTTTCTGCGTCTGTTTCTGCCCTAACTGGACAGCACCGATCGTCATAAACAATTCACCACAGCGACCGAGATTCGTGTACGTATTCACATCCTCGTTAATGCGCCCCATGAATGAGAACGGTCGATCAACCGAACAGATAAAGCTGTTCATTGCCTTGCGTTTCACCCACGAAGCATGGCCGCCATTGTCACCAAGAAAATCCCCGCCCTGCGACATAGCGATGGAAAGCGCAGGTATTGATTCGTAGTACGCCAGCATTTCAGAAAGGATCGCATCCAGTTTTCTTATCGGGAAATAGGCCTGGTCATAGTTGCGATCCACCCGAAACTGAAACTCGTGATAATCATCATCGAGCTGAATGAAGTATTTACACCCGACCAGTTTTGCCAGGTCGAAACAGGCATTACGGGCGTAAAAAATTGAGCGGCGATCACCGAAATTATCGGCTTCGTCAAAACGACTGGCTATATCGGCTTTGGAAAACACCAGCACCTGTTCACCAAATTCAGCTATGTACTGATGCCGTGTCTTATCTTCATCATCAACAACGATAAAAATTTTCCCGGTATAGCCAGCACGACGCAACGTCCGGTAAGTCAGAACTTTGTCCGGTCGCCCGTGAGTCAGAATAAAGGCGCAAAAATCATCACGCATATTCCTCCTCCCCGCCATGCATGATCTCCACCATGCGCTGCGTCATCCGGACAAAACCATTTTCGATGGCTTGCTGATAATCAATGATCACCAGTGCCGACTCCTCAAAAAGGCCCTGAATTTCAGCGGGGGCGTGAGCGTAATAGTCTGCAATTCTGCTGAAATTAAACACCGTGTGGCGTTCTGCCGCGCACAGGAGGAATTTTTCGATATCAGGCTCAAGGGACGCCGAACGTATCCGGCTGACCAGCTCCTGAGTTTTCGTATCGTCGTACAGTTCACTGATATCCGGTTCATCCCCTGACGGCTCATAAACAGGCGTATCAATTTTCGTCGTGTACGGCTCATCCTCATTCGCTGTACCTGGCAAAACATCCGTTAATAGTTCGTCAATTTCTGTCGGGCAGAATCCTGTCAGGGAGATATCAAAATCAGCATTGATTAGGTCCGACAGCTCCATCCGTAACAGATCTTCATCCCAGCCAGCACTCATCGGCAGGCGATTATCAGCCAGGCGGTACGCCTTTTTCTGATCATCCGTCAGACCAGACAGAACAATGACCGGAACCGAATCCATTTTGAGCGCCTCAGCCGCCATAACACGCCCGTGCCCCGCAATAATTTCACCCTTTTCATCAATCAGCACCGGATTTGTCCAGCCGAATTGCTTAATGCTTTCAACCAGCTGTGTCACCTGTTCAGGAGAGTGTGTCCTTGCATTGTGCACATACGGAGACAACTCTTGTAACAGTCGATAGACAATATTCAATTTTTCGCTCAT